CCTCCTACGCCAATACCCGCGTCACCTGCCAGCGCGACCACCCGAGTTGTGCGTCCCCCAACGACTGATCGCGCGTCGTCGCTGGGCCGAAGCCCGCAAAGCGAAAGTTGCAGTAGTGCCCATCAATCAGCGGCCGCGCCTGCCGCAGCAGCGCGAAGGTCCGCGCCTGCACCGCCTCGATCTGGTCGCGCCCTACCTGCTGCCACACAAACAGCCGCAGATAGGTGTCCGCGCCATCCCGATGGTCCGCGCGCGCCCCGGTCGCATCCTCGACCACCAGCGCGCTCACCCTGACCGCCCCGAACTCGTCGAACGCAGCGGGCGTCAGGAGCCGCGTCAACTCCGTCTGGTCAGCGGGCGTCAGTGCCGGGTCCGGGTAGAGTCCCCCTGGCAACAACGCCAGCAGCGGCCCATCGTCGTGCAAGAACGCCCGCACCCCTGCCCGCAGACTCATACCGGCTTGGCTCCGTCGTTCTCAACCGGTATCCCGAAGCCCTGCCTGTGCGCCAGTCGCTCACGCATGCCTGGGTGGTTCAGCACCCAGTCTGGTCGCCGTCGCTCAGTCGGCGTGAGCGGCGCAGTCGGCGGCTGCGGCTGGTCGGGCTGCAACGCCCCGGCCAGGAGTCCCAGGATCGCGCCCTGTACCTCCGGGTCTTCGCGCAGCAACCGCAGCAACTCCTCGCGCCCCATCATCAGCCCGCCCACGCCTGGCGGATCGCCGCCATCACCCGGCCATAGAGTGCGCCCAGGGTCGGCAGGATGATCTGCCACTTCGCCCCATGCGCCAGCTCGAGCCATTTGCCGTGACTCGCCTGGTGGTAGAGATAGATAGCGACCGACCACTGCCCGATCTCCAGCGCCAGCCCGGTCAGCCCTTGCCTGGCCTGAGAAGATCGATCAGTCCACGGCGCATTGCTCTTGGCGTCGTTCTCGGCCTCGGTGGCAAAAAGTTGGGCCACCGCGACGACCGCGCGCCAGAACCGTTCGCCGAAGCGCGCGACGCTGCGCGCCAGGTCGCTCGGTGCCTGCCCGCTCCGCCAGGTGATACCGCTCGCCGTCGCCACCGCTACTGCTCCACCACCGCATCGGCCTCGGTTCGCCAGTCTTGCCCCGGCATGACGAAGGTGAGGCGATACACGCTGCCGTCAGCCGCCCGCACCCGATCGTCCTTCCGCAAATCGGTCCCGGCCGGGGCGAGAATCGTCACGTCCGACTGCGCCTCGCCGCCACCCTCCGACCGCAGCGTGCGCGAGGAGCGTGTGCCCACACGAAGGATGCGCACCGTCAGCGCGAGGTCGAGGCCTCGGCCCGCCCGCCGCACCGTGACCGCCGTCGGGTCGTCGGCGATCTCCCGGAGCGTGTCGGCGGCGCGGCTCGCGAGACGGGGCGCCAACCAGCGGTCCAGTCTGGTACTCATCGTCCCCCTAGAACACGAACTGCACGGGTACGGCGACTGTCGCCTGCGCCGTGGATTGGGCCTGCGCCGCCGCCCGCCCGTCGAGCGCCGCCACCTCGCCCTGCGCCTGGTCCAGGAGCCCCCGCAATTGGGCGAAGAACTGGCTCGCCTTCTCGCTGGAGGTCCCGGCGGTGTAGTCGGTGCGCCCGGCCGCCTCGGCCCACAGCGGCAGGAGCGCCGCCACCCGCGCGCGCGGCTCCACCCCGTCGGCCGCGTCGAGCAGCGCGCCGAGCTCCTCATCGTCGTAGGCCGGGGGATCCCCGACATCCGCGATGTTCGCGCGCAGGGTGGCGATGCTCGTCACCTCCGCCATCGGCGCCCTACTCCCCGCCCCGGAGCGCGCGCAGCGCGGCCAGCCGCGCCTCGCCGATGCCCGGCACCGCCAGCAGGTCCGCGTCCTGCGCCGCGCGGAGGGCCGCCAGCGACGTGAAGCCCGCCGCCGCCAGCGCCGCCGCGCGCTCCTCGCCGACCGCCTCGACGATGGCCGCCGCGTCGCCGCCGGCCTCGCCCGCTGGCTTTGCGGGCACTGGTGCTTCAGTCGGCGCGGGCGCATCGGGCGGGAAGGCACCGCGCGCACCCAGCGCCTTGTGGACATCGTCCGGCAGGTCCGCCTCGCCCGGCCCGTACCGCGTCCCGCCGTAAATCCACCCCTCGGACAGTGTTACCTTGGGCATTGCCGCCACTCCTCGCGCGCCCGCCTCGCGGGCCCGTCCCTCCGCCGCGCCGCTCGCCCGGGCCTAGCCAATTGACTTGATGACAGCTATTGCTTCTGGTTCCAACAGCACCGGCAGGCTCGTCTGCCAGCCCTCCGCCTCGATGCGCGGCGGCTTGTCCTCCTTCGGCACCATCCGGATGACGCGCCCCGGCCCGGCCTGCCCCACCCCGCGCCCGATCGCCTGGTAGCCGAGCGTGTTGTCGAGGATCGGGATCTCGCCGTTCTCGTAGTAGCGCGTCTCGGTGATGACCTCCTCGCGCCCCGTGGTGGCCACCAGGACGAGCGCCGCGTCGGAGAGGAAGCGGTGGGCCCCGGCGTAGTCGAAGTACTGCGCGTCGTAGGTCTCCAGCGACGGCAGCCCGTCCGCGTTGAAGATGGCGTTGAGGTCGGCCAGCGAGATCAGCGGGCGCGGCGCGGACGCCAGGGAGCCGCCCGTGGTGACCGTGATCCGCCCGCCGACGCGCGCGGCCATCTTGTCGTTGCGCGCCAGGATGGTCGCCACCTTGCGCGAGGCCATCATCCGGTTGACGGTGTACCCCTTGTCGGCCAGCACCTGCACCTGGGCGATGATGTCCGGGTAGGGGTCGTAGGCGTCCGAGGACCAGGTGCCGCCCGCGTTGACGCGGTGCCCGGCCGGGTTGGAGTACGTCACCGGCTCGGTGTAGCCGTTATCCCCGGTCAGCACCACGCTCGCGTCGACGATGGCCTGCCAGCGCTGCTTCTCGTTGAGATCGAGGAGCGCGCGGTTGATCGTGACGTCGAGCCAGCGGGTCAGCGTGGCGACCGCCTCCATCGACGGGCGCGTGCCCAGCAGCGACAGGAAGGCGTCGTAGTCCTCGCCGGTGAACTCCCGCGCGATGTCGTTGTCCGCCAGCTCCACCAGCATCGAGCCGACGATCGAGTTGTCGTCCTTCTTCTGCGCCGGCGAGTAGCGCGTGCCGTTGTTGGCGATCACCGTCCGGTAGCGGATGTTCCGCTCGCGGTAGGCGTTCAGCGGCACGAGGCGCTCGGGGAGGAGCGTCGCGCCGAGGTACTGCCGCGCGGGCGGGCCGAACTGGGCCAGCGGGTTGCGCGCGATCGTCTCGACCGTGCCGTCCGTCATCATCTGACGGATGAGTGTGAGCAGGTCCATCTAGCCAACCTTTCCGCGTGGGACCCCGGTCCCGCGTGCGTGTCGCCCCGCGCCAGCGCCCTAGTTCGCGCCCTTCGTGCAGACGTAGGCCGCCCGCAGCTTGCCCTTGACCGTCGACGAGAGGGCGGCGAAGCCCGGCAGGAGGTTGTCCTTGACGAGCGAGCCGGGGCGGTAGAGCGTGACATCGTTGTTGACGGTCGCGTCGACCACGTCGAAGGCCAGGATGTAGACCTCGTCGTCGGCGTCGCCCGCCGGGCCGTAGCCCGTGTTGGCGTCCCGCTCGGCGATGGTGCGCCCCAGGACCGTGCCGCTCGGCACCGTCTTGAAGGCCCCGGCCGGCAGGTAGGTCGCCGTGTCGCCGGAGACGAGGGCGGTGACGAGGGCGGTCACGGTCAGCGATGTCGCGCCGGCGGCGGCCGCGGCGGTCAGCCGGGCGAACTTCGCGCCCCCGAAGTCCAGGACCGTCCCCGAGGGGATGGCGCCGGTGAGCGCGGCGACCGGGACGCTGGTCGCGCCCTGGGCCGCACCGGCCACGCCGACGACGGGCTTGACCGCGCGCTCGCCCGCGAACTGCGCCGCGTCGAGCTTGGCCCCGCCGGGGATCAGGTGCTCGCGGTCGAGGAAGTCCCCGATCCACGCGCGGGCCGACGTCTGCGAGGTCGGCTCGGTGACGATGCGTGCCATGTGCGTCGCTCCTTCAGTCCCGGTCGGCGGGGGCGGTTAGCCCCCCGTCTTCGGCGGGCCCTTGTAGGTGTTGGTGACGTAGTTGGTGGCGATCTGCGCCCCGGTCGGGGCCGGATTGCCCCGGCCGCCGCCCTGGGCGGGGTAGGTCGTGCCGTTCCCGGCGCCCTGCCCCTGCCCGACGCCATTGACGGTGCCCTGCCCCCCGCCGCTCGCCTGGAGCGAGGGGAGGAAGTCGGCCCACTCGCTGCTGGCGTACTCGGCGAGCGGGACGAGGGTGCCGTCGGCCTTCTTGACGTGCGGCACCCTCCGCGCCTGGCCCTCGACCTGGACCTCGCGCGTCTCGTACTCCAGGTCGCCGCCGAGGCGCTGCAACACCGCCGGCTTGAAGCCGACCAGCCCGGCCACATCGGCCAGCTGCTGCGTCCGCTTCAGCGTCGCCAGCTCCGTCGCCGAGGTTTCCGCCGCGGTCAACCGCTGCTGGACCTCGGTGGGCGCGCCGAGCGCCTGGTAGGCGGCCCATGCCGCCGCCTGGTCGCCCGTCAGCACGACCGCGCCCTCGGCGGGCACCTGCCCGCGCAGGCCATCGGCATCGGCGGTGAGGCGACGGTTCTTCTCGCGCAGGTCGAAATTCTCCGCGCGCGCCGTCTCCAACTGCTCCGCCAGGCGCTCCGGGCTCGCCCCGTAGCGCGCCATCAGCTCCGCCGCCGTGAGCCGCCCCGGCGACGTGCCCCCGGCCCCGCCGGTGCCCTCGCCGGGCTGCTCGAACATGACCAGGTGGCGATTGCGCTGAAACATGTGCTCCCCCTGGGAGTGTGGCCCCGACCCTGCGGGACAAACAAAAAGGCCCACCAGTAGCGGCGAGCGGGCAGGCATAGCCTGGACGGTCACTGCACTGGTGGGCGGCATCGCAACCATGTGCGACGGAACCCTATCTGATTGTTGTCAGTGTACGTCCGCTAGCGCTTATCGTCAAGTGTCGCGCGCGGGGGGCGCTCTTTCCCGTACCGCCACTCGATATAGCGCACGATGACGAGCAATCCCTCGCGGATTGCCAGCGCCAATCCGCGCAATTCGTCGCTCTGCGGCGGCGCTTGGGGTGGGCACTCGCGCGGCGTGGCGGTCATCGTCACTCCAGTTATCGGCTATGCACTGCCCACTCGCGACGGTGCTCGCCTACTGCCGCACCACCAGTCTTCAAACGACACCACGACAATCGCGCCGTGCCGATGCCATCGCGTGCGCGTGCATATAGTGGCGAAGTGTGAGCGATACCGGCGCGGTGCCGACCGACGCGGGAGGATATGACGACGAATGTTCATCTCAGGCGGTGCGATAATCATGGCTGCCACAGCCCGAGGTCGACCAGGAACGCGCAGCCGAAGGTGACGCGCAGGATGCGCCAGCGGCTCCACTCCTGGGGGTGCATGTCGCGGGCGGTGTTGGTGTGCCACATGAAGCGCAGCCCCTTCCAGAGCCATCGGGGCAGTCTTGCGGACAGGTTGCGCCACACGCTCACGCGCCCGGTACCTCCGCACGACAGGCACATGATGAAGTCGGCTTCGATGGTGGCGCCGGGATAGCAGCCCATTGCCTCGCAATGGCGACAGGCGTTGAACTCGGTGGGGCGTCCGCGAGGGTCGTCGGTGTAGCGGTCCACGAACTCAACTTGCATCGCTGTCTCCTTTTAGCTCTTGGTCGGTCGGCGGCATCGGCAGGGTTGGGGCGACGAGCAGTGCCAACCCGTCCACCGCCAGCTCCATCTCGTGCAGGAAGCGCTCCCAGGCCCAGCCGCGCGAGGTCGGGTCGAGCGTGTTGTAGCCGGCGCTTGCGGCGATGGTCAGGTTGCCGAGCGTGGCGTGGAAGAGCTCGTGGACCACGGTCTGACGCTGGATACCGGGGTCGTTGCCGAAGTGCTGATCCGAGAAGCGCAGGATGGCGCACCAGCGCGATCCCAGCCGCTCGAACGACGCCAGGCCATCGGGGGCCTTGGGCTGCTCGTCGGGGACGATGAACTGCCAGTGCGCGAGGTGCAGCAGCGGTTGCAGCTGACCGATATACGCCTTCATCCTCGCCAGGCCCGCCTGTCGTGCCGCCGCATCCACCGCCTAGCGCCTCCCCCCGAGCAGCCGCACATCCTCGATCGCCCCCAGCCCGCAATCGAGCGTCGCGTCGATGCGCCGGTACTCCCGCACCAGCGCCGTGAACGCGACCCGCTCGCCGACGTGCCCGCACGCCGGGTGCAGCACCTCCGTCAGCCCGACCCAGAGGTGGTCGCTCACCAGCGCCGCCTCCTGCCAGATGACCTCGGTCAGCAGCAGCGTGCGCCGCCCCTTGCCATCCTCGCCCGTGCGCCCGATGGTGGCGCGGAAGCGGTGGCGGTGCCCGGCCACGGCCGCCAGGAAGTCGCGCGCCATGCTCACCTCGGCCTTCGCGCAGCCCCGCGCCTGGGGAATCGCGTACTCATCGCGTGGAAACTGCGTACCGCCTTGTTGACAACGCCGCCCATCTCGCCCTCGTCCGGTTCGTCCTCGCCCGCCAGCAGCGCGCCGAGGAGGCGCGTCTCGGTCATCACAGGCTCGGGTAGTTGGTCGTGACGTAGGTCTGGTAGGCCAGGTGGCCCGCCGGCGAGGGGTGCACGCCGTCGTAGAGCTGCCCGCTGGTGAGGATGGCGGTGCCGTCCACGAGCGTGGCGTAGGCGGTGCGCGCGGCCACGGCGGTGGCGATCTGCGTGCGGTAGGCTCCCAGCGTGTCGCCGTAGCTGTTGGCGGCCTCGGTGAACGGGCTGGCGCGCACGAGCGGCGTCTGGCAGTAGATGGCCGCGCCCGGCAGCGCCGCGTGCAGGTCGTCCAGCAGGGCCGCGTAGGCCGTGCCGAAGTTGGCCGCCGACCAGTTGCCGGCCTGGCCGTAGTCGTTGGTGCCGATGGCGAGCCAGATGGTGGCGGGGCTGCCCGCCGTCAGCCGCGCCACCAGCGCCGCGCGGAGCGGGGCCGTGCTGGCGTCCTCGTGGAGCGAGCGGGATCCCCAGGCCTCGACGCGGAGGGCCTTGGACGGGCCGCGCGCCTGTCGCCAGCGCACGGTCCAGGCGTCCCGCGAGGGGATGTCCGCCATGAAGCCCGCCGCGATGGAGTCCCCGTACACCACGAGCAGGTTGCTGGTACTCGGGGTCACGTAGGCCCAGGTGTCGTTGAGCATGAGCCGCCGCACATAGACGCCCTGCACGAACGCCAGGACCCCCTGGGTGCTCGTCCGGTCCTGGCCGGGCATGACGAACTCGACCACTTTGTCCCGCCCGCTCGGCAGGCCGAACGGCACGTAGCGGCGGTGGTCGCCGTCCACGTTGACGGTGGTGTAGTGCGCGCCGTTGACCCTGATGCTGATGGGCGTGCGCGTCGGATAGGCGGCGTAGAGGCTGCTGTGCACCTCCAGCGCGCCGCGCGTGGCGCTCGTCACGACGACCAGGCGCGCAAACGGGTTGTGGTAGGTGTAGCCGACCAGGTCGATGCCCGCGCCGTTGTCGCCGAGGCGTGTCCCGGCCACCGGCTCGTCGCGGTCATACGCGAAGAGCGCGTCCGCGATGGTCTCGATGGCGAAGGCGTCGAACCGCTCCGCCGCCGCGAAGGCGCGCAGTCCGTGCGCGGTCACGTTGCGCCCGATGGTGGCCGAGGGGTAGGTCACGGTGACGCCATTGACCGTGCCGGTGATGGTGGTGCCGCGCACGGTCACGACGACCGGGTACGCCGTGCCGATGACCAGCGTGACCGTGGCGCTCGCCAGCAGCGTGAGGACATTCCCCACGAGCACGTAGACGCTGATCTTGCTGCCCGCGTGGTCCAACAGCACGAGGTAGTGGTTGTCCTTGTCGATGTAGCGCACCAGGACCGAGGACGCGCCCGAGGTCTTGGGCGTCAGCGTGGCCCTGATCCGCACGTCGGCGTAGGCGGTGCGGCAGACCGCGTGCGCGCGGGCCGGGGAATTTCCGGCCACGCTAGCGGCCTGTAGCGCGCCCGTCGTCGTCAGCCACGTCCCCGCAGGGAAGGTGATCTCGCTCGCCGCGCCCGCCTCGGTGTAGCCATCGGGCAGCGGCGCGGCAATCTCGTCGGAGAAGGTGAACGGCCCCGCCGCGTAGCGGGGGCGGGTGACCGGCGTCGGGGCGCGCAACAGCGTCGGCATCAGGCGTAGCCCTCCACAATCAGGTTCTGGCCCACCGACCCGTTCAGCGGGTCGGCACTCAAGCCGTAGATGCCGAGCGTCGTGGCCCCGACCGGAATGTCGAGCCCGGACAGCAGCAGCGCCGCCCCGGCCGCGAGCAGGCGACTCCCGGCCGTGGCCGCACCGGCCACCTGGTAATGCTTGTCCTCGCCCGTGTTGTTCTCCAGATAGATGGCCGCGATGGCGGCGGCAAACGTCAGCGTCGTGCTCACCCCCGCCACCAGCGGCCCGCCGCTCACCGCGACCGGCGTGGTGGGGGCACTCTCATCGGCCACCAGCTTCATCGCCATCGGGGCGGCCTCGGTAATCTCGTCGCCATTCGAGTGGCGAATCTCGGCCTCAACGCGCACCATGGGGCATCCTCCTTCATCGCTTACTGCACCCGCTCCGGCGCGGGAAACCCCGTCAGCCAGTCCACCAGCGCCACCGACTCCAGCGGCACGCTGCCCGTCGTCTCGAATCCCGCCACCGCCTCACCGCGCGCCCAGCGGCCCAGGTCCGCGACGACACTCGCCGCGTCCCGCCGCAGGTGCGTCGTCAGATAGCAGAGGCAGTGCGGATGGTCGGGATAGGTCGGCAGCGCATCGGCCGGGTAGATGCCCGCCCCCAGTCCATGCGCGTCGCGCGCGGCGTGCTGGTCGCACTCGTCGGCGGCCGGGTGGCTCCCGCTGAGGTTCCATTTGACGCCCGCCGCGAACGGGTTGAGCCGCGCCATCTCTACCGTCGCCGCGCCGTGCGCGCGAGTGATTTCGGTGCGCGCCAGCCGGCGCGGGGCGTAGAGCCCGGTCGAGCCGTAGGGCGTCCGCGTCCGCAGCGCCGCCCCCTCCGGCGTCAGGAAACCGTCGAGCGCCCTGGCCAGATCCGTCGCTGTCGTCCCCGCGCGAATCCCCGCGTCGAGGATGGTGTCGATGGCCGCGCGCACGTCCTGCCCGTTGCGCCAGATGCGGTCGCTCAGGCGATACCCGTTCGGGTCCACCCAACCCCTAGCGGTGTCGAGCAGCGTCACCGGCCGGGCTCCGACCGGGAGCGCCCGCCCACCCGTCAGCGCCGCCAGCAGGTCCGGCTGCCCCACCAGCCGCGCCGTCACCTCGGCCACGGCCGGCGCGGTGACCAGCGCGGTCGCCTCCCGCGTCGCCGTCGCCAGCAGCGCGGCGAACGGCACCAGCGGCGTCCCATCGCTGGCGATGGTGTGGTGCGGCGTCGCCCCGAAGATGGCCGCGATGCCTTCGGCCACCAGCTGCGAGAGGAGGAACGAGCGCGCAGCGGGCACCGCGCCGGTCGGCTGCTCCCCCGCGCGCCGCACCGCCCGCGCGATGGTGGCAAGGAACGGGCGCAGCAGCGCCGCGAGCGCCGCCTCGGTCCGCGCGAGCAGGGCGTCGAGCTGGCTGCGGTCGTCGGCCATCGGTCCCTCTCGTCAGTCGGCCGCGACGCCGGTCGGCCACCCCTCGCGCGGTGCCCACGTCAGGCCGCCGCGCTGCTGACGCTTGCGCAGGGTGTCCAGGGCAATCTCGTCCAGCGTGGCGCGCAGACTGCCGTGCTTCAGCGGCGTGGTCACGCTGTAGGTCGCGTCGTCGTCGCAGTCGTAGGCGTTCTCGCCCTTACCGGGCAGGCCCACGGGTGGGTCGAAGTCGATCTGGGCGCGCTCCAGTTGGCGAGTCAGGGGCCAGTGGGGCCAGCGCGAGCGCCACCACGTATCCAGCGTCACGCGGCAATCAGCCTGGTAGGTCCCCTCCGGCATGATCAGGGGCAGCGTGCGCCGCTCGCGCTCCACGCTGGCGTACTCTTGCCTGCCGAAGAGCACATTCATGAGCGAGCACGACCATTGCCACCCTAGTCGGGGCTTGCTGCGGCGCTTGCCCTTGTCGTCGGTGAAGTAGGAGACCATGCTGTCGTCGCAGGCCCATTCGAGCCGCACGCGATCGCCCCAGATAGAGGCGCCCCAGCTCCGCCCGTGCCGACCCACGCGCCGCGCGTCCCACGAGAGATAGAGCGACCAGCCCAAGCCGAGCCAGAGCGTGTGGTCCTCGTCGCGACTGTAGGTCACGCCGGCGCGCGGGCCGAATCTCGCCCACTCGGCGATGAGTCTGACCGGGCGAACAAGGACGCCCTCGGCGTCGGGGCGCGGCACACCCAGTCGCACCCACCAGCGGGAGTCGCCCCTGCCAAAGCGCTTGACCGAAAAATAACGCCGCACGAAGGCGGGGAAGGTGCCCCGCTGCAACCACCGCAGCCCCGGGCGATAGACCGCCGACGCGCGCGGCTCGCGATAGGCGACGCACACGGGATTGACGCAGTACGCCCAGCCCTCGCGGCGCTCGTCGCCGGGCCGGTTGGTGCGATTCTTCGGCCGCCGGCAGACGTGGCAGCACTCGACCGTGAAGAACAGGACCCAGAGCCACCGGAAGAATCCCCATAGCGTGTTGCCCATGATGCTCCCCTTTCGCGCGCTCGCGCCTACTGCCCCGGCTGCGTGCCGGGTGCGTTCCCCGGTGGATTGCCCTGCCCCGTCCCCGACGGCTGGCCCGCGCCCTGGCTCGCCACCGGACGGATCGCCTGCCCCGCCATCTCGGCGAACTGCGCGTCGCGCGCCTGCTGCTCGGCGTCGATGCGCGCGATGATCGCGTCCGGGTCGTCGCTCCCCAGGCGCGCGATCGCCGTCGCGCGATCGAGCAGGCCCTCGGTGAACTCCTTGATGATTTCATTGCGCTCGTCGGCCGTCAGCGGGCCGGGGTCCACCCGCGCGTCGAACTGGCAGCGCAGCGCGGCGTACTTGTCGGGCGTGCCGCTGATGGCCGCCGCCCAGGCCAGCGCCGTCTCGATCAGCCAGCGCCCGGCCTCGTCGAGGCGCGTCTTCGTCCGATTCAGCGTGGTGGCGAATTCCGCGCGCGCCTGCTTGCGCGACTCGCCCGAGGCGGTGGCGTCGCCGGCGATCTCGGCGTGCAACTGGCCCACCTGGTCGAGGATGGCCAGGCGCACGGCCTGCCGCGTGGCGACGAACGTCTCCACCGAGACCGGGTCCCGATAGGAGACCGAGGGGTTGGCGTAGCCCTTCAGCTCGCCGCCCTCGTCGTAGAGCTTCGGCCCGACCAGGAAGGCCGAGACACCCGCCCCGACCGGCAGCGGCTCCGCCTTGAACACCTTCGTGCCGGTGCTCGTGCCCTCCGCCCAGGCGTTGCCGGTCTCCTTCTCGATCCACTGGCCCGGGCGCTGCGCGTTGAGGAAGATGCGCTCCAGGCTCCCGGCGAGGTTGACGTTGCGGATCATCTGCGTCAGGTCGAGGTTCAGGGCCTTCTGCAGCTGGCGCACCTGCGGCGTGATCAGCGGCTCGCGCGCCAGCTCGTGCATCAGCAGCCGCCCGCCGATGGCCAGCGGCGGCACGGTCTCCTCGACGACGCCGTCGGGGCCGAGGACGCGCAGCATCGTCGTCCCGTCGTCGTTGACGAACGTCACCTCGGCGAAGTCGCCCGCGAGGCCCGTGCGCCACGGCGCGGCCGGGTCGCTGGCCGCGCGGCGGTAGGTGTAGATGCCGACCTCGCGGCGGGTGTCGGGGTCGGCGACGACCGCGCAGGCGGCCGGGTCGGGCGCGTCGAGGTAGAGCAGGTCGAGCGCCGCGCCGAGGTCGGCGGCGACCAGCCGCCCCTGCGCGTCGCGCCGCCCGGCCGGGACCAGCAGGCGCAGCGCCGCCCGCCGGGCGAGCAGCACCGTCGTCAGCGCGTCCTGCAGCGTCAGGAACGGCTTGCGCCGGTCCCACCACACCGTCAGCGCCGCCTCCGCCTCGGCGATCAGCGCCTGCTCCTGGGAGTTCGGTGCCTCCGGCGTGCCATCCTCGCCCACGCCGAGCGGGCGCGTCGGCACCAGCCCCCAGTCCGGCTCGCCGCCGAGGACGCCGTTGACGTGGCGCTCCACCACCTCGTGGGTCACGTTCTCCGAGACGAAGCCCTCGGCCACCGCGGTCATGAAGGCGTCGCGCTCCGGCGTGCCCACCGGCGGCTTCTGCCCCAGCCACCCGGCCCCGTCCCGCCAGTGGTTGCCCTCGTAGAAGTCGCGCGCCTCGGTCGCCCCCTCGTCGGGCTTGTGCGCTTCGACGACCGCCTGGGCCATCTTCAGGGTCAGGGCATCGAACACCGCTGGCATCGCGCCTCCCCTAGCCGCTATAGAACGTCGAACTGTCGGGCGCTTCCTCGCGCGGCTTGCGGCGCGGGCGCGGCGGCGCGTAGGCCAGCATGATGGCCTCGGCGCGGTCGGGGCTCGGCACGCCGCGCTTCCTGGCGTCGTCCTTGCCCTCGATGGCCACGCGCCCCCGGGCGTCGTGCCGGTAGCGGATCCCGGCCAGCTGCCCCACCGCCGTCTCGTCGGTCAGCCCGGCCAGATCGCCGCCCTGCGCCCGCAACCGCAGCGCCCAGTACAGCTCGGCCTTCCAGTTGACGTACTTCTCGGGATCGTTCGCCGCCTCGCCGACATTGACGTCGACGACCCTGCCCTTGTAGCCGTGATCCTCCAGGTGGCGCGCGAAGTAGTAGCCCTGGCCGACGCTGTCCACGTTGACGCGCGCCAGCCGCGCCTTGTACGGCGCGAGCTCGGCCAGCACCTCGCCGCGCGGATCGGGGTTGGCCCACGCCTTGAGCCGCACCAGCGTCGGCCCGCGCCGGAGACCCAGCACCGTCTCGGCCTCGCCCGGCCCGGCCACGTCGATGCCCGCCACCCACTCGTCGCCATCGGTCGCCGCGATCGCGCGCGCGCCGGCCGCCTCCAGCCAGGCCAAGTGGAGCAGCGCATCCTCGGACTGCTTGGGGAACTCGCCCCGGACGCGCGCCTGCCAGAGCGGCGACTGCTCCGTCCAGGTGTGCAGCTTCTCGTGGACCCACCGCCGCGTGGTGAGGTAGGGGCGCGGGTTGTAGTCGAACAGCGGGTGCTCCACGTCATCGCCCGGGATCGCCTGCAAGTCGGCCACGGTCAGCCCGGCCAGGTTCGGCGTATCGAAGGCGTCGATGGTGAAGGTTTTCCAGGTGTGGCGGTCCTTCGTGAAGGCGTCGTAGAACGGGCCGCTCGCGATCGTGGGGTTGCCGAGCATCAGCACGCGCACGTCGCCGCCGGCGCGGATCCCCTCGATCGCCTCGAAGATGTCGGGCCTGACGCCCGGGGCCTCATCCAGGATGATCAGCACCTTGCCGTGGAAGCCCTGGAAGCGCACGCCCTCATTGGTCGAGAGCCCCATCGCGTACTGCTGCGGCCCCACCTGCCACTCGACCGTGTTGAGCTTGCCGCCGAGGCGGAAGCGCGACCGCTCGTAGGCTGCGGCGATCTCGCGCCAGAGCAGCGTCTTGACCTGCGGCCAGGTCGGGGCGGTGGTGATGACGATGCCGCCGTTGACCGTCCACCAGAGGGTGATGCCGGCCGCCGTGTGCGTCTTGGCGGAGGAGTGGCACGCCTTCACCGCCACCCGGGCGCGCGGCCTGGCGAGCGCGCCCATGATGCGCTGCGGCATCGCCCAGGGGTCCTGGCCCAGCACCTCGCGCACGAAGAAGGCCGGCGACGACTCGATCGCGTCGGCCAGGGTGAGCAGGTCGTTGTCACTCAACGCCAGTGCCGACACCGGGCTCCTCGGTGGTTGCGGCGCGGAGTTCGCGCGCCTTCTGCAGGAGGCTGGCGAGGTCGAGATCCGACCCGTCGCCCTTCGTCGGGGAGACTTTCTCCACGACCAGCCCCAGGATCTTCGCCTGGTCCATGATCGCCTGGCGCGCCTGGCCGAGCGCGGCGGCCTTGTTGCCGCGAAACTGCGCGCTGCCCTTCGCGTCGCGGAAGACGCCCACCTGGTTGCCGTCCGGGCCGGTAATCTTCAGCCCGAACAGCACCGCGCGCTCGCAGAGTTCGTCGAACTCGGCGGCCGCGATGGCGCGCCGATAGATGTCCGAGAGTTCGGCCACCTTCCGCGCCTTGAGGTCCTCGACCGTCTCGGCCGTTCGGTCGCGCCACAGCTCGCGCAGGCGCTCCACGTCGCGGCGGATGGTCGTCTCGTCGACTCCCAGGGCGAGGGCGATCGTGGTATTCGGTTCACCCAATAGGTGCCGACGCTCCACATCGACCAGGCGGGCGAGGATAACCGGATCGCGCCGCCACGGGACGCTCTTGCGCCCGCGATTCGGCACCCCCTGATCGGCATCCTGATTCGCGTCCCCATCGCCCATCGCCGCTCTCGCCCCAAACAAAAAAGCCGCCAAGTCCTCCCCAGTTGTGGGAAGTACCTGGACGGCCAACGCGCGTCCCGTGGTCTGCAATTGCCACCGAGTGTAGCACCTAGGAGGCCATTCGTACAGGCGGGATGCGCCACTCGACCGCCTGCCCGCAGCCGGGGCAGGCGAAGACCAGCACGCCGCCGCGCACCGAGACGCAGGGGGCGGCCGGGCGCAGCACCGGCGGCTCGTGGCGCGTCAGCAGGATGCGCCCCAGCTCCGCCCCGCACGCCGGGCAGCGCCAGGGCCGCTCGCGCGGCGCTCTACTCGGCGGTCGCGGCGGCTGCGACATCATCGGCTGCCTCTCCCTGCGCCTACTCCGTCTCTACCGAGACCGGCGGCCGGACGCGCGTCGTCTGCGCCGCCACGCGCACCAGCGCCGCCAGCTGCTCCCGCACCAACAGCTTGACGGGCGCGGCGATGGTCGGGTCGCGCAGGAGCGCGTAGACCTCGGCGACGCCCGGCTCATCAGCGACCATGCTGCCCCGGCGGATGGGCGCGTAGCCGGCGCTGATGAGCAGGGCGTCGCGCTCGCCGTCGGTCAGGCGCAGCCCGGCCGCCAGCTTCAGGCACGACTCCCGGGTCGGGGCGCGCTGCCCGCCCTCCAGGCGGCTCACGAGGCTGTGGTCCACCTCCGCCTCTGCCGCCAGCCTTTCTTGACTCCACCTGCGTGCCTCCCTTGCGGTGCGCAGGCGCACACCAAACTCTGCGGGAAAACTTTCTTTATGCAACATGACGCCACACCTCGCGTTTTGTACGCCGTTGCCACCACGCTCCAAACTCACCTAGGCTTGGACGCTGGCGAAACCAGTGATACCGACCGCGCTTACGTAGCTGGTGATAGCCCCCCCTACACAGCGCCGCCATAGCCCCGCCCCATAACCGCAATCCGTCGCCCGCTTCGCATCTGCAACCGCTCGTCCACGCAGCGTAGGCGATAGCAGCGCACGAGTTGGTCGTAGTACCGCTCCACCGAAGTGGTAAAGGCGATCTGCTTGTGGATGTCCACGATGCCGATCAGCCCCTCGCCATAGTTGCGGTAAGCCCGCCTGAGCGTGCCCATGAATATCTCGCCGGGTTCGCGGACATATTCGGTGCCATCGGCCAGATGCAAGCGCCCCTCAACCCCATGCTCACCGTGGCCGTAAAACGTTTCGAGCAACCACATCTCGGGGGCGAAGGCGTAGTGCATGCGAAACCAAGAGGAATCGACGACGAACCATGACGCGGGCGATTCCTCCCACTCAATTGATCGCAGGTAGGCATAGCCCTGCTGTAACCGGGACGCGCTCACATCCTTGCCCCTTTACCACCGGCACCATACCGCCGCTCCTGCGACCAGCGGCGCTTGTCCCGGTAGGACCGCAGCAACGCGGCGAACGTCTCGGTGGTGCTCACGCCGCCACCGCCGCAATCCCGGCCTCGTAGGCACGGCGCAGCCGAATGAACGCGGCGTCAGTCCCGCCGTGGTCGGGGTGGTGTACCCGCGCCAGCGCCTTGAAGGCGTTCTCAATTGCCCGTCGGTCGGCGTCGCGCGCCACCCCCAGCACGTCCCACCAGTTGACTGCGCCGTCGCCGATGAGGAGCACGGTGTCGTCGGGGAGGGGCTGGAAGGTGCCGAAGAGTTGATCGAACGCCGCCTCGGCCTCGCGCTGCCGCTTCTGGCGCGTGTTGAGCGGGGCGGCGTCAGCCTCCTCCCTGGTCGTGCCGTAATCTTCGAGCGCTTGGTAGAGGCGCACGATGGTCAGTTGCGCCGCGCGGTAATTGTCAAGCGGCACCAGCCACTTGGCGCAGCGGAAGGTGTAGCGCTTACCGGCCCGGTCAAACGTGATCGTCGCGGCAGGGTCGCGCTCGGTAATGTCCATGTCCACCCGCCCGCTGGTCGCGCCCATCTTCGCCAGGATCGCTTTCAGCTCCCGGTCCACTGTGGCGCGCTGCGCCTCAAAGCGTCGTCGTACTGCCACTAGGCCCTCCCTTCCGCACTCGTCTCCAACCCAGCAAACAAGGGCAACTCCGGCAGCCGATGGATATGTCTCCTGGCACTGGCGCGACAGGACTTGCAGCTCCGCCGACGGCAGAGCACGTACACCCCCACCTGCGCCCACCGTGGCGACCGCCGCCCCACCCCGCACAGCGCCCGCGCGGCCAGGCCGTCGGGCGCACTGGGGTCCACGGGCACCAGGTGCGCCAACCACCGCCGCCCATCGCGCGCATAGTCCACCGTGGCGACCGCAGGGGCCGTGCTCATGGCTGGGCGATGTCTTCGACGTGCTCCACCACGCCCTCAGCGTCGGGCTCACCCCAGTGGCGGGCTTGGTTGGCCGCAAACTTCTCGTGCGCCGCCGCGAGCAGGGAGAACCCGCGCTTGTGTGCGAAATGCAGCAACAGGAGCACGCAGTCAGCGGCTTCGCGCTCCTCATCCTCCGGGGGACCCAACTGCGCCGATGCTCCGAGTTCCTCCACCTCGCGCCGCAGATGCGCGACAATGCTGCCCTTCGTCGCCTGGGGGAACGTGGCCTCGGCCCAGGTTCCAACCGCCACCTGGAAATGATCCATGCCGATGGGTGGTAGTTCGCTCATGCGCTCGTCGCCTTCCTCTCATCGCCCACACGCGGCTGCATGCCCACCCCGAACGCCTCATCCCCCAGCAGCAGCGCGTCATGCAACGCCCGCGCTGCCGGGGGCCAGGTGATCAGTTCGGCGCTCCGCCGCCCCAGCAGCCACCAGTTCAATTCCCGCGACAGCACATACAGGTCGCGCAGCATCTGCACATCCGCCCGCAACCGCAGAAACGCCTGATCCTCCGCCAGCAGTGCCCGCCGCGTCGCCAGGTCGCGCTCTTCGCTCAACGCCGCAATCACCCGGTGCAGGTGGGCGATCCGTGCCTCAACCTCGCTCAGCGGTGTCGCAGCCATGCGCGTGTCCTCTTCCTGCTACAAGTTATAGTGCGGGTTCAGACCAGCTTCACGCTGGGCCACCCGGCACTTGTCCCACTCGTCGCGCAAACGCACCTTGGCGGCATCCAACTTGGCATGTTCAGCAGCAATCTTCGCCTCCCTCTCGGACAGCTCGTGCAGCACCTTATCGCGCACCCGCTTATCGGCGAGGCGTTGAGCCTGACGCATAGCAGCGGCCATGAAGCCCCACGAAGGCCGATCTGTGTCGCGCCAGGGCGCGGCGACGATGACGCGCGACCGGCCATCAGCCTCGTACTCGATCAGACCACATTCAGCGGGAATCTCCGCTGCCTTCACCAGACCGGCAGGGGTGACGAAATAGAAGAGGTTGGAGTAGAGCAAGCCCAGCTTCCGCTTTTGCGGCGCGGCAATCTCGCGGAGAAAGTCGCTGCGGCTGATCTTCACCTCGAAGGTGATGCGCTTGTAGTTGGTCGAGGGCCAGAGGTGCATTGCCCAGGCGTCCAAACGGCGCTCGCGCTTCGTGCCGGTATCGGTCTCCAACTCCTCATAGTACACCCATGCATCGGTGCCGGCGTAGTTAGCGTGGTCCCGCCGCAGAAACTCATGGACCTGTTCACTGGTAAGCGTCGTCTCAGCCATGCGCGGCCTCGCCCGCCTTACTCGCTGCTGCTGTCATCGCCCCCTCCGCCGCCGGTCCAGCCACGCCCCCCGGTGCCGCCGGTGATCGCTCGCCCCGTCCGCCCTAGCCGCGCCGCACCCCGCGCAGACCAGCGCCCCGCAGCACGCGCAGCGCGTCAGCGCGACCCGAGGCAGCGCCGCGCGGCAGGTCCAGCACCGCGCGTAGGGGCGCTGGGGGGCCGTATCCGCTGGCGACAGCGCCGCCCCGAAGAGCGCCAATTGCTGGCCCGCCATCACGTCCCCCGCTCCACCGCCTCCGGCAACTGAATCGCCACCACCGCGCCATACTGCTGCACCCGATACCGCCCCGGTCGCACCCCGGCCAGCCCAAACCGCTTGATCAGCCCCCGCACACTCAGTGACACCGAACCGCGCCCGTTCTCTGGTGGCGGCAGTTGCCGCGCGTGCGGCGTTGCCGCCGTCGCCGCCTCCACCCCGAACAAGCGCAGGTCCGCATCCCACAGCAGCCGCACATGCGTCGGCGACCCCAGCAGCGCCAATGTCACCGCCGGGAACGCCACCAGCCCCCCACGCTGCCAGGACAGCCACGGCTCCTGCGTCGGCACTGCTGGCGCACCATCGAAGACCACCCAACGCGGCGTCACCGTCTGCGCTGGCTCCACACGCACCGTCTCCCGCGCCGCCGTCACCAACGCCGCTACTGGCTCCACCGCCACAACGGGCGCTGGCGCTGTTCGCCCCTTGCGCTCATCGTGATAGGTACGCTCGCACGCTCGACACCAACGACTGCTTGCACGGCGCGATGCCGCCCACATCGAGGCCGAAAAGCCCGTCTCCGGCTTCTCCTCACGGCACCGGGCGCAGCACTTCATCTCGTAAATCACGTCTCCGGACGTAGGCACCGCTGCGGCCACGGCTGGCGCTGGGTCCACTGGGGGCAGCTCTGGGGCCACCGCTGGTGACGCGGCCTCCTGCCCGCCCCGCGCTAGCCACCGATTGTGCGCCGTGTGGCAATACCAGCACCGCCCCGCCTCGAAGTGATCCGCGTCCAGATGCTCGCAGGCGTGGTGTGCCTCCTCCCGGTCCGCCCCCCAGCCCCGGCACGCCGCGAAGTCGCGGTGCCACTGCCGCACCTGCGGCGGCATCTCCACCCGCAGGATCGGCGTTGTCGTTGGCCCCGCCCCCAGGTCCAACCCCGCCAGCGCCCGCTGCGCCGTTGCCTCCTGCCTGCTGCACGGATAACACTGCCCATCCCAGTGCTGCGCCATCGTGCGCGTCTGGCAGGCGTGATGCGCCCCCGCCTGGTCCCGCCAGCCCCGACACCGAAAGCCCCCCGCTCCCGTCTCCAACAGACTCGTCGCTTCCTGGCTCCTCATCGTCGTCTCCTCGCGCCTCCTGCGCCCCTACCTCGCACCACCAGGACCACCCTACGCGCTCGCGGCCACCTCGTCAGCGACCGCAGTAGCAGCCACCTCGCCTCCTCGCTCATCAGCGGAGGCCTCGCCCTGGACGATGCGCTTCAGATACCAGTTCGCGACCTGCCCGCCGTACGTGTGCTCGCCATACTGGTCAGCCAAGTCGCCCTGCAACCGCACCTCCACACCCAGGCGCACCAACTGCGCCTCGCTCAGTTGCGCCAGCGCCCGAACACGCTTCCCTTCCCGCCAGTGCTCATAGCTATTCAGTTTCTCCGCATCGAGCGCCAGGCCGAGCCGCGCAATTGCGGCCTTCAGCACCCCCTGCTTGCTGTAGCCGAGGCTGCTGACGATCCCCTCAACCAACACCACCAGCGCGTCCTTCTCAGCTGCCTGCAAACCGTCCACCGCCGCGCTTGCCGCCCGCTCGCGTGATGCCCGCTCCTGACGCTTGGCCTTCTTCTCCGCCGCCGCCTGCTGGCGTTGCAGGCCGTCGAAGCGCTGCGGGTCCGTGCAGATCGGCACGGGCACCTTGCCATAGTTCAGCGCCTGCGCGCGACACGGACAGTCGGCGGAGCACCCGACTGGCACCCTTCCGACGCACTCCCGATAGGCGTCGCGTTTCAAGTCGGACAACTGGGGGAGCGTCGCCCCGTCCCCAGGCAACGCCGCCAACGCCGCCCGCGCCGAGGCCTCCTGCTCTGCCTCATGCGCCGCAACTAACTCCGCATAGTGCGACGGCTTCAAACAATAGTGCTGAACATACCGCTCGCCTTGCTTCCGCTCCAGGTAGGCACCGAAG